AACAGGATTGAGAAGATAATACCCAACCATAATCCAATAATAAAGTAAAACAAGATGTTTGGCAAAGAAGCGGTCAACCCAATACTTGTTACCTTCTCTAAGCTCCATTTCTTCCAGATGTTCTGTTTCATTGAGTGCCTGATAGAAGTGTTCCTTCATCAAATAAATGTGATCCTCACCACGAAGACCAAGAGATTCACGAAAATGTAATACACTGATAAAGGAGAAGTATGGTGCTCTTGCAATAACTTCTAATACCCAAAACCTTTGAAAGTCTCTACCCCTATAGAGAGAGTCTAAGATATAGATCGTGGTATCTAAAACCAATGTGTTAAATTTTTTCATATATGTTTTATATCTATAAGTATTTATACTTATAGTATCTCTTTCAGCACCCACTCATTAGATAAAACAGGTTCACCAAACAAATCTATTTGTATGTTATGTGCATCTACTTCAAGATCATCTTTATCCTTACGACAATGTAACCAGTAGTATGTGCCATCCTCTCTGATGTAAAAGTAACTGGTGTTATGTGAGTCAAGACAAAAGACAGCATACAAGTGAGGATATTCTCTCTTGCGATTTGGGTCTGGTTTACACATCTTACCCATATTCGCATACATGGGTGTCTTACCACTACCATGAGGGGTGGGTATGTCTCTTAAGACATGCCAATCATATCGTTCAGTCACGTTGTCGCCAGTCATCTGATCTATCTTGGTGGAACCAATCAACTATTTCATCTGGTGATCCAAAACCCCTTCGGTGATTACTTGAATCGGGGTCTCCAATATTCAAGTTATTCAAAAAAGAATCATTCGGATTTGCTGTTAATCTTCTTGCCTGTTGCAACATCCCTCTAGCAGAAGTATTAGCTTTCGCTAATTTCTGAGCCCATATAACATCTTCCATGCTTACTTCGCTGCCAGAGGCAATATCTTTGCAAATTGATTCCAATCGCAAACGGTATTGTGTTGATAACATATACTAATGAGTAATATTAATATTATCTATATGTAAGCAAAAGACGGGATAAAAATTATTGCCATTGTTATGATTCCAAGAATAATTATTGATGATCTAATTGGTAAATCTTTCATTTTATCTCCTTAATTTTATCTAAGGAAAAAGGATGCTCGTGTAGATACGGAACATCCTCTCTTGCAAATTTTACGGCTTCAAATGCGTCCTCCGCATATTCGCCTATTTCGTGATACTCATTTAGTTGGTCGTGCCAACCAAGTGTGTAGTGGGACATGATAGTTTCAACTCCATTACGACACTATTTATTATAACAAGGTAGGTAAATATACGCAGTTATGTGTGGGTTCCCTTACTTATCTTTTTGTGGAGGAACTGCTGTGGCAATCTGCATTGGTGCTTGCTCAATACGTATTGTTTGTGCAGGTGCAGTCTGTGATGCTGCTGCGATAAGTTTCTCCATATCGCCTTTGCTTACACCACCACTCGCACCACCACCTTGTGCTCCCCTCTTAGAAGTAGTGACCCCAAAGGTAGCCAGAACTCCTGTGAAAACTGAAGCTATAAATGTCGGATCCAGATCCTGCTTCGGTATTTTCAATGCTTCTGGCAACTCAACGTAGGCCAATGTTAATATTCCTCCACTCCAAATCAAAATTCCAAGACGGACAAAGGTGGAGAGGATCATCATCTGTTCCTCTTTATCTTCAGATGCCTCTTTTAATTTACCGAAGAAACCTTTCTTCTTTGGTTCTTCTGTTTTAATTTCTTTTTTTTCTTCTGCCATAAAAAAATACCGCATTAGCGGTATTATTTAGTATATTAATCCCTTTCTAAAAAGGTGATGGTAGTGATGGCGATGGTGAATCTACTGATGAAGGATTTGGTAATGCTCCTCCTAAACCACCTGTTACTGATTTTAGTGCCTCGGTTTTAACTTTATCAATAATAGAATCCTTATTGAGATATAGATAACCGCCAAGACCAACAACGGTGAGAGATACAATGCCACTAAAGATAGCACATCCATTGATAATTTTCTGCATGTTTAATTTACGTTTGCGATATATTTATTCATCTATCATAGGTTCCATCATAATAACTATTAGACCACCCACTATAACTGTTCCTGAGAATATCATAAGAAACATTTGTAATATATGGTAAGCAGATAAGTAATTCATCCTACCTCTTGCAATCTTTGTGCAACTGTTAGTTTTTGTATTGGTGCTACGTCATTTAAACCATTTGCATCAAACCAAGGAGCATTCTCCCAGTCGAACCCTTCTCCAAATGTATTGTCTGCTTCTGCAACATACCAATGGCATGCTGAATCTGGAATATCTACTGCACATACTGCCCAGTCATCTGTCCACTGTGGAACTTGAACCCAAATAACAGGTTCTTTCTCAAATGCATATGCTGTTTGGGTTACACCAAATAGTAATCCAAATACTAATATCCATGAGACCAGCCTAGGAAGAAACCTTATGTTCATTGGTCTCTTATATGCTTCCATCACGTCGTGATAAGATTGTGACATTAAATCGCTCATCAAATAAGTCCTGCTGATCCTGCTGTAATTCCTACAGTCAGGAAAAATAAAAATTCAAATACAGGCATAAATCCTGCGTTCTTTAGTAAAAATTGAGTCATTTGTGCTTGTGCTCCTCAGCTTTTGTTTATGAAAATACGAACGGTAGTCCGTTGATTGCAGTGAATGATACTGCACATGCAAATAAGATTTGATAAATCATGTTTATGCTCCTTGGTATACTGGTGTCATTACTCCACCTTCTGGATCGTCATCGTCATCATCATCTACTCTTAAAAACAACTCTAACCCTACAAGGAATGCTAATGGATAAAAACACCATAGTATTGCCGTGAAAGGTGAGATGTTTGTTGCTTCAGCGATCATACGAATACATTAGTAGTGGTGCTTGCAATCACTGCCAACATAAAGATGTATGGCACAACTTTAAATGGAACTGGTTGTCTCTTTACTGAGTTCATTATACAATTCCCGGTATTAGTTGACCTGTTGCTAAGTAGATACCACCGAATAGAACGAATGCAAACATCGCTGGTCTACCGATTGCTCTCTCGAAGATGTCTTTATTATTCATTATACGAAACCCGGAATGATTTGACCTGTTGTTAGGTAAGCACCTAAACCTGCGATGATTCCAAGCATTGCGAATCTACCATTAAGTTTCTCTGCAAATACTTTTTGCTTTTCAATTGTCTTTACTTCTGTTTTATTTGTCATTAGAATATACCGGGGATGATGTTTCCTGTTGTTGCGTATGCACCGACTGCTGCTACGAAACCAAGCATTGCTGCCCAACCGTTAAATCTTTCTGCTTCTGGAGTCATGAGTTTTTCCTCTTTGTGATTAATTGTGAATTGTGAATTGAATTTCATTCTTTAAAAGAAACCGGGTGCTATCCATCCGAATAGACCGTAGTTGATTGTGCCGATTACTAAACCGAGCATTGCGAGACGACCATTGATCAACTCTGCGTTCTTCCAGTAGTTCATTAAAAAACTCCGGGGATGATTTGACCAGTAGTTACGTATGCACCAATTAATGCCACGAAACCGATCATAGCCCAACGACCATTTACTTTTTCTGCATTCTGTGGATATCCCTCATATGAGATTGACTCATCAATATATGGACGAGTATCTGTAGGATACATATTTTGGCGACCACCACTTTCAGTAATTGTTGTCATTTGGACTTTGTAAATTTATGTAACAATATTATATAGCAAATGTTAAGTTTTGACAAGATTCTTTACATTCGGGATCCCGAACATAGAAAAGGAGGTCTTATGACCCCCATTAGATTAACTTATATTACAAAAATATTACCAATCTTCCTCATAATCTTCAACCTCTGTGGGCTGATTAGTTTCATATTGTTTACAATACCCATGCACATCTACATTCATTCTGTAATGTGCTTGTGTATGAAATAATTCTATCATCAATAATGTTCCAACTATTAATAAGTTAGTATAAGTGACAGGATGTGTAATAACTTGGATGATTTTTTTCATATAAAAAAGACCCCTACGTTATGTAGAGGTCATGGGTGTTCCGTTTTGCAGAGACCGCACGAAAGGTCTCATGCTTATTTAGAAACTATATCTTGCTCCTAGTTTTACACCGTATGCTGAATCAGCATTGTCTGCTGTTTGGTATGATACTTCACCGTATGCACCAACTACATCGTTAAGAGCAACGTTACCACCTGCTTTAACAAGAAGGTCTGTTGAAGACTCACCATTGTCAGGTGATGTAACTACAGGGCCACCTTGAACCCACCAGTTAGCACCTTCGTATCCGATTGCTAGGTCTGTTGCTGTGCTTGTGTAGTCAGATCCAGTAAAACTTGAATTTGATTCAATATTAACATATGGGCCAGCAAAAGCAGCACCTGCGAAAAGGAATGGAGATACAGCAAGAGCTGCAATTGATTTAATAGACATTGTTTTTTATAGTGTCTCGCAGAGTTTTCCCTGCGGATGATTCTATCCCCGACAGGATAGTTTAACATTCGCCACAGGGTTACGATCTTTCGAGTCCTTTGACTAGAACTGTCACATGTGACAGTTGATTTATTTATAATACCAGATTATCTAAACGGTGTCAACGTATGACAACCACTTATGTGTCTGTCACTTACCCGCACTACTTTCTGTAACACGACCAAGGTATGGATCATAGTTCATATAGTCAGCAATGTCAATATTTGCACCATTTTGTGTCCAAAAATTAACTTGTGCTTCATAATTATTTTTATGATATACATCTACATGAACTGGATGTATGCTTGATCCTAATTCAAACTTATAAACCAAAAGTGGAATTGCAAATGCATTTCCTGAGTTGTAAATTAAATCATCTGCAACAGGACGTGGCTTCACACCTTGATCAAGTTTATACTTATCACCACGACAATGTAAACGAACCAACTTTTCTGCATGATAGCGACTGATTACGTAGCATGCAGTAGAGAAGTCATTAACAAATCTCTTATGCAATCTTACATGTATATCACCAGTGCATATAATAGCAAGTTGAACTACATCATAATCATAAGGGAAGTGTGCGTAGATATCACTCCATTTAAAATTCCAAAACTTAACAAGATCTAAACTACAATCATCTTCCATCATAATAGCATATGGTGAATCACTTGTTTCTAGATAGTGCTTCATCGCTCTCAGGTGTGATGTTGTGCATCCTACCTCACCAGATGACATATTCTCAGGATATTTACCCTTGATAATATCACTTAAGTCATCTTCACGTCCATCATAAGCAGAGATACGAGTATAATTATCGATCTCCCAAAACTTAAATTGTGACTCCATAAATTGCCATCTATCTGGTTGCCCATCAAGATTAATACAATATACAGGCCCAAAGTTTTTTAACTTATAAGCAGACTTATTCTTATCAGTTACAGATTGATCCAATAGACATCCTCTTTAGGGTCTTCAAATATAATTCGATCATCACATAAATGAATGATCGCATCGTCCATACAATATACTTTGTATCCTTCATTCAAAAGATCAAGGCATAAACGATATTGTTGACTCTCTGTAAGTATATCGATACCCGGTTTGTATGTCAAATATTTGAATGCAAAGGGTAATCGATTTTCGTTCTTACGTATGAAAAACTCTTTGATAAACTGAGCATGTTCTTCATTAAATGCGTCAGTTGTATAACCAATATTATGTTTTAC